CTCCGGCCGACGGGACGGTGGGGTTCGCAGCGACCATTGGCATCATTTGCGCGGTGATGATCGCGTATTGGTGTCTGGTCTGGCTGTGTGACCGCTGTTTGCGCGCAAGCGTTTTCCGTCGTTGCCGGGTTGCTGCGTTCAGGCGTGCACAGGCATTGGTCGCCCCGGAGGTGTCGCCCGTTCAGGGGCAGCGCTTCTGGAGCGGACTGACGTGCTGTGTCCGACTGACAGCCCAAGAGCTTCCGGATAGGCGGGGCCGCCTTGCAAGGCACTGGCATGACGTGTCAGCGAGGTGGTCGGCGGCAGGTAACACTGTTTTGCCGGCTATCTCGCGGCACACGCGTGACTTCGTGGCACAGACCACGCAGCTCCACGTGTTTGATGGTGGGCCGGCGCAGACTGGTGTCGTGGCTTGGATCCGACGCCAATTTGTGCCCGGCTGCGTCAGTTACGCCGGCGTTACTGCGGGTGTCCCTGCGTCCGCGTTGCCATGCAGCAGCGTAGCGCTTCACGTCCGGCCTTTCACCGTGGCCGGGCGGATGGACGTCCAGATACCAGCCCCATCAGGGGCCACCGGTTTAGCGAGCACACGGGTGAGTTGTTGCTTAACGGCGGCACTCACACGTACGCCGTTGGGCCGCTGTACCCTTGGCCTTCGCATGGCTGTATTCGCGCTGACGGTTGGTTTTCAACGTGCATCTATGGTGTCTACGCGCGGAACGTCAGCGCACAGTTTGGCTGCGGTAAGGACATCGCGGTCTACCTGGTGCGCGTGACTCCGTTGTTGTGGCTGCCACGTCTACTTGCCGCGCTTTACGAGTTGCCCGTCGCCGCGCCTATCGAGGTGCGCGCTGGCGGAACTCTGGCGTTGCGCACAGTGGAGGATGCGGGACAGGACTGGACGAGCATTGCGCAACCCGGGTCATGGGAATGCGCCCGCATGCCGTCTGGCAATGTCTATGGTGCGCAACTGCGGCATCCTTTGGACACGAAGAACGCACCAGTTGTCTATCGCCATGCGACCAGCACGGCGAAGGACCTGGAGCGGGGCACGTATCCGGCGGACGCTGTGGCTGCTGCCCTCGTTGAGGCGTATCCTGTGCTCGTCAAACAGCACGGTACGGTCCCAGCAGCGGACACCAGCCGTTACGGCACGAGCTTTGTCGACAGGGATTGGTTGCCGGAGGACGCGACTGATACGCGCACCAAGGCGTTCTGCCAGCCGATTGCGGCGGGGGGCGTTGGGTATGCGGACACTGCCGCTAATGAGCGGGTGTCCGTCCGTGCGCGCGTCATAGTGCCCGCTCATGATGCGTCGCTGCCGCCCGCGTGGGCTTTCTACTACGCGGTCGTGTTTGCGGCGCTCTTGGCCCAGCATGTCGGCACTGAGGCGGCATGGACTGCTTCGGAGGTCGAGGAGACGCTGACGCGCCAGACACAGCGCTCGCGCTGGAGCATGAGCGAGTGGGCGATCTGGACGGAGTACGCGCTTCAGCGCGTCAATCCGTTTGGGAAGGCGGAGACGTATGCCAAACTTGGCTCCCGCCGTCTCATTTCCCAGGTCGACTCGAACGATCATGCTCACGTCGGCGTTTTCACGCGTCCCATGGCCTTGGCGCTAAAGCGCTTTTCGGCGTACGCATTCGGCAA